AAACCTGATGTCTAGCTCAGGGTGTTGTTCCTTGATCAGAATATGCTTCTTTCTGTCAGCAACAACAAGCCTACCTTTAGTTTCAATCATGATCCCGTTAGGAAGCACAAAATCAACGGTATAGGTGTGAAGGCTTTCTGGAACAATGTATCTGATCTTTGTTGTTTCATACTCCACCTTCACACCAGCTTCTTGCAGTTGCTTGGCAATCTTCTCTTCTAGACCCGACCTGAAACCTAACCTTTTGGAGGTTCCCAGATTTGTCCTTCGTGCCTTCTTAGCCACAGCAATCTACCATTCATTACGGCTCTATCAAGATCGCCTTCATAGGCTTCAAGACACCGTTGCCAGAGTTCAAGTTCTGTCAGTGATCCTTCAAGGATTTTAACTGCCTTCTTAGGACCAACCTTCCAAACGCCTTTGATGTTATCTACACTGTCACCAACAAGCAACTGTGTGTAGAAGAACCTTAGACCATTCCAATAGTCAATGCGTTCCCACTCGTCTTTGTTTGGGTTGTACAAATCACAAGGAACTTGCCTAAAGTCTTTGTCAACTGAAACAATTACAGAGTGTGGGTAGTGCTTCGTTGCAGCAATAGCTATTGCATCATCAGCCTCTTCTCCCTCAGTCAGCGTAGTGTCGTAGTTTTCAAGAATGTAGTCTCTGGCAAAGGACAACAGGACAGGCTTTTCACCAACCCTGTTGGCCTTGTAGTCTTCAGCAAAGTCTTTTCGGAAGTTGCCTGAACCAGTTAGATAAGCTTTGAAAACACAGTCTGAACCATAACGCTCTTGTACAGCTTCGGTGATGCGGTTAAAAAGGTATTCGATCTTTTCAACTACACCACCGATAGTGTTACCATCTTGAGAGAAGACAGCCCTGTATGCAATTGTATCTGCATCAATTAAGACTTGATATGTCACCGTAATGCCTAATCCTGTGACAATTAGAACACAAAAGTACACACTTCTCTAACTCTTTAAACATCGTTTTCAAAGTTAACCGAGAAGCGGCAGAAGGGTTGTAATCCTTTTCTTTTGGGTCTAAATGGTGGAAATCATAGACGCATGGAGGAAACTTTCCACCACAGTCCACACAGACACCCCCTTTATACTCTATTGCAAGCTTTTTCCTTTCTTGTAAGGTGAGCCGTTTCTTAAGATTTATTTCATCTTTATAATTAGGGTTTTCGGAAACCCTTTTCGCATGGTTTTCACGATGCTTTTTGTTTTGGCAAGGGCTGCACAAGTAGGCTCTACCAAACTTTTCTGACTTATCTCTTGGAAAGTTTTCCAAAGGTTTGATAGAACTACACTTGCTACAGTACCTAAAACCTTCTGGTTCAAATGGTCTAGGCATCAATCAGGACATATCTAGTCAACCTTGCAACTCTTTCATAAAAAGACGATATTCGTCTGGGGTCGAATAAAACTCTAGTACCCGACAGAAAGCTGACAACCGACCTGTTTTGTTGTCAATGGTATCAAACTCGTCTGGTTCACTTAGGAGGTCTAGAATAACTTCCTTCATAGTCTCCCTAACAATCTCATCTACAAGTTCATAGTAAGAGTTATGAAACCCACGACCATCTTGCATGAAAATTTTGAGAGCTTCAAGTTTGAGAGCCATTGTAGTACTCCGTTCCGGGGACATTGGGTTGTTCCAGCAAACCAAACACAGTTGGAAATGCAGGCACAAGGACTTCCTTGATCTTACGGGCCAACAAGACGTGTTCCCATTGAGTTACGCCGGGATCGTCTCGCACTTCCAGATAGTGCAACCAACTACGAAGAGTGCCATTGACGTACAATCGGCTCATGGTCAGACCTTCGGGAAGGATAACCCTTGCACACTCTTTGGCTACCCCAATACCCCTCATCCAACGGTAGTTATCATCCGCAAGCAGTTTAAGATGTTTCACATCGTAAAGGACTGCCTCTTGATCTTCTTCACTTAGGTCATCAACACTGTTCTGACGGTTCTTGTCATCTTGCCTACGAAACTCACGATCCGTAAACTCAATTTCATCAGAGTAACGTTGACTAAACTCTTGGAAACTGAATGAGCGATGACGTAGCAGTTGTCGCGTAATATCCCGTGGAGCCTCAACCTCAACAACAGCATTAGCCATTTCAAAGACTGACCAATGTTTGTTCTTGATACAGTATCGAAGAAGTTTCTCAGATGTATCAAAGTTGTGTTGGTTGGAGGGGTTAGACACCCTAGCACAGTACGCTAGGATGCCTTCCGAGTTTGGGATACGCGCTTCGATGGTTGGTTGCGAGATTGCAATCAGTCGAGCGTTTATCTTAGTCATCAGGGAGTAACCACCATATTAGGGTAAGGATTGCTAGGATTATGCAGAGCGTAGTCACTATCCTGTCGTAACCTCGTCACCACCATCCTTGATAACTACAACCTGTTTGATGTAGGTGTAACCAATGGCGTGGAGGAACGACAGAAACAGTTCTGCAACGTCCCCAATGTATTCAAGATCGTCTTGGCTAACAATAACCTCGCGGCTATCTACGTAGTCGTGCATACTCATACGGATGTGCATTAGGCGGCTTCCTCGTTGTCTTCTTCACGAACATATGGGACATGCTCAATGATCTTCACTTTGGTAAGTGAGGTGCGAGAAATCGTTTTCCCGTCCTGACCTTTGAAGGTGTTGATCAGGTTGGTGACTTCTGCAATGGTTCCGTTACCAATCAGACCGTCTTCCTCAAGGTCCCAAGCCTTACCGTTAGAGCCAACCACTTTAGGCGCACCACCAGCTTGGGGGACTTCCTTACCATCCTTGGTCTTCACAAGGTGCTTGCGTTCAAACTTGACGGCAATCTCTCCATCAAGAAGACGCTTCTGGATAGGCTTCTTCTGAGTGCCAGCTTTCTTGAGCTTCTCAAACTCTTCTTTGCTCAAGACTTGGACAATGGTGTAGGCACCGTCACATTCTTGGTAGGCACCTTCAAAGCCTTCCATTTCACGGTTTGCCTCAAACACCTTTGCCCATTCAATAGGTCCTTTGGTGGTCACTTCTTTATAAGCCATAGTGTTTTCCTCTTTTGGCTATCGGGACAGACAGTTGAGTATTATGCTCGGCTGCGCCTGTGCTTCTGTCTTCGTTGCGGGTTACGGTATATAGTTGTAATGCTGGTTCTTGTCAACCATTGTATACAACATTTAGTGTGTTTCAGCGTAATTTTTTCCGACTTGTACATCAACATCAAGAAGGACGTTTAGCCTAAGCGTGTCGTTAGCCTTCCTGATAGCGCCCTTCAATACGTCTCCCATGTACTCAGATGTTGCTTCTGGTACATAGAATCCCACTTCGTCGTGAAACTGCATGGCAATCTTGACACCAGCTTGACGACAGAAGTACAACCAAGTGTCAAAGCAGTAGACACCAGTTGATTGGTTAGCAGTCGAGAAACGATCCTTCTCTGAGCGAAGGTTGTGCCAGAACTTAGACACAGGGTTTTGCAGCCACATTGAGTTCCCAGCCAACTTGACCTTGAAACTCTCTGTTGCTTTTGTCACAGAGAAGTTGCGTTCCCAATAGGCTTTGATGATGTCTGCGGCTTCCTTTTGAGAGACGCCAATTTCCCTCGCTAGCTTGGCAGCACCAACGCCATACACACAAGAGTAGTTAGCAACCTTGTACTTAGTCCTGATTGGCTTCAGGTTGATTTCGCCCTTTGCATGGCGTTCAGCATCTTCTTCCGAGATAGCCTTAGCAAAGACTGCAAGATTGAGGTGGGGGTCAAACCCCGGTTTGCTCATTTCCTCTACATAGGTAGGGTCGTAGGGCTTCATGTAGTGCCGCTTTGTAGTATCCTCTAGGGACACCATGTCAGAGCCTACAAGATCAAAGCCATCAGGTGCAATCAGACAACCCCTAATCTCCTTTCCCCAAGGCTTATCGACCTTCGGGATATTGGCAAGCGGTTTGGCGTGTTTGAACCTAAACGTATTGGTGAGACCAGCAACAGAGGCTTCCAGCCACCCATCCTTGTGACTATCAAGAAGGGCCTTAAAGAAAGACTTTCTGTGACGGATAACTGTAAGACCTTCCAAGACCTCTACACCAGCAGCCTTTTCCTTTAGAGCAACAACACTCTCACACAAGTGCCCTGCATCTGGGTGGTTTGCAGGATACCTGATTTGTGGAATACGCTTCTCTACACCAGTCTTCTTGTTTTTGTCGTATTTCCACGTCTGGGGTTGCCACCCGAGCTTGTTCAGCCAGTCCTTCACTTGAATGTCGCTGTTGGGGTTGGCATCTTCCCAATCAACGATCATTTCCACTTCGGCCCCCTCGTAGGTCGAAGGCAACTCCGCTTGGAACAACAAAGCCATCCACTTCTTCCAAGCTTCGGTCAGCGAACCATCCTTCTTGAATTGCTGTGCAGGCTTCTTGAAGGTCTTGTGGACAGGTTGCTTAGGCATAGCCTTGACAAGCTCTAGAAACTTCTCTTCCTGCATCCGTTCCAGTTCGTCAAAGTTACGCTGTGCGCGTTCAACGTCCAGACGTACACCAACCTCTTCTGCCTCTCTAGCACAATCCATCTTGAAGGAGAGATACTGGATCACTTTGAACATTTCTTCTCTGGACCCATAGAGCTTCATCAGCTTGCTCTCTAGGTCTTTCCAGAGCTTCCAGTTGATCTTCACGTCTTCTACACAACGGTGTGCATACTCCTCGTAGGAGAGGTTGGACCAGTCATCAACCTTTGGCTTAGGGACACCATACTCAATCCCGTAGCTTTCTAGACCATGCTTGTCCCGGTCGAAGTTTAGATACCAAGACAATGCAAGACTGTCGATAAACTTGGTGTAGTCCAGCTTCATCCCAAGAAGTTTATTGAAGGTAGGAAGGTCGTGCCGGATAGCATTGTGGCAAACGATACGAGTATCCCAACCGTTCAGAAGCTCTCGGATAACCTCATAGTCATTGGTGTGGTGATAGGTCTCTCCATCTTCTGTCCAAGCAACAACGTGCAGCTTGGTTGCGTCTTTCCACAGGTTGTCGCTTTCGCTATCTAGCACGATGATCTTCATGGGAGTTCAATTACCTCAAAATCTTTGAGCTTGCTATCAACAGCGTGTTCAACACACTCTCTTTCTGTTCTGAATGGACCCTCATACATCTTCACGACATAATCAACTTTTTCTCCACGTTCAGGTTCATAGGTGTAATCAACCTTCTCAGACCATTTATAGTAGTAGCTCATTCTAGCTCCTTGATTGCTTGTTGTTGGCCAAGAACCCAGCCGCCAGAAAAAGCCCAATACAAGTCTTTTAGACTTACTCCACAACGTCTTGCAAAGTCACGACGGGTCATGGTTTTCAGCATAGGTTCATCAAGCCACTTATCGAAGGCATCTTTATCAGTCACCAACCCATTCCTTTCTCCCTCAACGTGAACGTTTCTCCATCGAACAACAGTTCACCAGCTTCACCTTCAAGACCACACGGACGGTTCTTCTTAACAAGCAGTGTGGTCGTGTTTCGTTCAATCAAGTCA